ATTTCTATTAGCGAGTTCTGCTTCAAAGTTACGAATGCTTACCATGATCGTGTCCGGATTTAATGCGTCCTCGAGCGATTTGGCAGCGTCTTCGGCGGTCTGAGTAGCCTTTGTGTATGCCTCTGTCACTTTCTCGATAGCTGCTTGGGTCTTCCGGATCTCGGCGCGTTTCTTCGCCTGTTCCTTTTCACCATCAGCCTCGAGTAATTCCATCTCAGACTGCAGCAGCTGCTTATTGAGTTCTACCAGCGTCTCCTGATATGCCTGCGCCATCGCCTGCTCTTTGAGTAACTGGATGCGCTTATCGTATTCCCGGTTCGTATTTAAGAGCGCTGCCTGCAGCTCTTCGTTCGTCACCTTATCCTTATCGAGGTGTGCCAGGAACTCCGGATATTTCTCATTCAGTTGCTTCAGCAGATCTGCCCGGAGTTTTTCGTTATCATTCGTCTTAATGATATTCTTTACCAGCGCATTCAGTTGCTCTTTCTCGGCCATAACGGCTGCAGTATTCTCCTGCGCGATCTCTTTCGCGCGCTCCTGAGCGTCATTCATCGCATTCTGGAGCGTGTCAGCCTTACCGGCGGATCCGATGAAGGATATAAGCGCCGATGTTACTGCAGCGATACCCATCGCGATCAGGCCCCAAGGCGATGACATGAGGCTTTTCTTCAGACCTTCGTTGGCTACGATGGCCGCTTTCGTGGAAAGGATCTCGGCGGCTTTCGCCTTCGCCTGTGCTATCAGCGCCTTGATATCGAGCGCACGTAAGGCGGTGATCGACTTGGCCGTCACGATATAGATCGCCAGCGTCCGGAGCACGATCTTGATCACGGCATTGTTCTTTTGGATCCACTGCACGGCTTTCTGAATGCCCAGAATGATCTGAGTACCAAAATCGATCAGCGATTTAAAAATACCTTTGCTGTTGTAGAACTGAAGCATCAGACCCTCCCATGCCGATTGCATGAGTTTGAAGCTACCTTCTACGGTATCGAGTTTGGTCTGTTGCATCTGAGCCAATTCGGCATTAACGCCGGTGATCGAGTCTTTAAGCGTGGTGATCGTATCGGCGCCATTCAGGAAGGTCTCGAAAGCAGCTACGGATCGCTTATCGGTCAGATCGAGCGCTTCGGCCAGCGATATGCCTTCATCCTTCAGTTTCTTCAGCGCCGGTGCCAGGTCATCGAGGCTCTTGATCGGTTGACCGAGTGCCTTGGCGAGTTTACCGGAGTCATCAGCGAGATTAAGGAGGATGTTACGCGTGGCCGTGGCTGCAGATGACGCATCGAATCCGGAGTTAGCCAGCGTACCAAGGAGCGCGGTGGTGTCTTCGATGGTGAAGCCGAATGCGTTAGCCACCGGCGCGATCGTACTCATCGAGTTCTGCAGGTAGCTGAAGTCCAATGCCGATTTGGTAGTAGCGACGGCCATCGTACTCACGGCGCGTGTCATCTCGGAGGCATCTAAGCCGAATGCACGAAGAGCAGCACCGGCTAACTGTGCCGCTTCCGGAATGTTGGATCCGGTGGCCGTGGCAAATTGCAGGATCGATTGCGTCGATTGTAAGATCTCTGTCTCATTGAAACCGAGCTTAGCCAACTCGGTCTGCATCGACGTTACCTGCGAGGCGGTGTACTCTGTGATCGATCCCAAGCGTTTCGCGTCTTCAGTAAGCCGTTTCACGCCTTCCTGGGTGGTACCGAGTACGGAAGCCAGCGATGCGTTCGCTGCCTCGAAGGAGGTGATTGTACCGATACCGTTAGCGATGGTCCGGAAGAGTGCCATAACGCCCTGGATCGCCATACCTGCGCCGAACGTGCCTCTGAAGATGTCGCCTACCATGCTGGTCTTCTTTCCGAGTTTACCCATCTGAGCCTCGGTCTTAGCCAGTTCATTCGATAGGCGCTTGAACGTCTCCGGAGATGCAGCCTTGCTGGTCACGTCTAACTGCTTGCGTAACTGAGCGGCGCGATCACGCAGCTGCTGCATCGTCATCTGATTAAGCTTCAGCGTGGATGTGAACTGCGCCACTTTCTCCCGGTCCTTATCGAGAGCGTTCTGCGTCTGCTTCAGCTGGGTGGATAACTGTGCCTGTTTCTGGCGGTTGGTCTCGACGGCTTGTGCCAGCTGCCGGTATGCGGCGGTGTTCGTCTTACCGGCCGCTTCCATCTTTGCCAGTTTCTTCTCCTGTTTGGTCAACTCATTATTGACCTTGGATAACGAAGAGGATAGAGAGGCGTTTTGCTTCTCGAGTTTACCGATCTCTGCATTCAGCGTGTTGATCTGACCTTGGGCACCTGTGGCCTCGATGTCGATGATAAACCGTAATTGGTCGTCTGTAAGTTTTCCCATAATACTTCGAAATTATGTGCAAAGGTACTACATTTTTTCGACATATCAAAAGACACCATTTTGAGACGAAAAATGCACCTCGTTTCACAACGAAGTGCATTCACAATTACCATTAAAAAACCTAACTTGAACCTGTTAATCCTAGACTTTACAGCATATCTTACTGATGGTTTATAGGACCCTGTGTCAACTCGTACTCGTGTATATACGCTTCGTGGATCTTATCCATGAGTACGCTCGTGCTGGCCATAGAGCCGATCGCTAATACCAACTTTTTGCGATGCTCATTGGGCACGTATTTGAGTACTTCGGCGCAATCGGCCATCGCGGATTGCAGCTCTGCGTTCTGAAGGGGTATCGGCCGGTACTCATCTTTCTCTTCCGGGGCAAAGAAATCTCTTAACATACTCGCCTCCCTTCAGTTCATAAGGTTAATACATAGTACCTGGTTGCCACAGATCGCGGTAATGGACCGATAGTCGTCATCCATGACCAGCGTGGCCTGTACTTCACTTTCTTTCACTTCACCGAATAACTTGGTGATCACTTTGAGTTGATCTTTCACGGCTTGCAGCGTGACATTCTTCTTGATTTCACACATAATACTTTAGTTTTTTAACATTAAATAATAAAAATCGGATACTACCCGCTGCTAAAGTCCTAAAGTAAAGGCTCGAGTGGCTATTACGGCCAACTCACGGGGTATCCGATTCTACAATTCCTTTGGATAACCGGTATCAAAAAAGCCGCTCACTTGCGGCAACTCATCCGGTCGCCCTTACTTTATTTTAACTTTAGCGATGCAAAGGTACTGCTTTTTTTTGAACTGTGCAAATTTTTTAACAAAAAAATGCACTTTTCTGCCATTTTTTGTAAGAAAGCGGCGTTTTTTGTTCCAAAAAGTGCAATTTTCGTGCTATTAACCTCTGCGTAAGGTCAGCGTAACCTCTGCTAAAAAAGAAGAGAGGACCGAATGATCCTCCCTTCCCCAAAAAAACACACTTATGCAGTAGCCCCTGTTACAGGGTTTTCTTTACGCGGGTGTCTGCGTCTGAGCAGCGGCCGGTGCGTAAACCAGCATCGGCTCCGGACAATCTGCACCGCTCAGGGTGAAGTTGATACCGGCGGTACCGCCATCCTGTGCGCCGATGCTCTGGTACTGGAAGGTCATACCTCCGGTACACGGATTAGCAAAGAGGAACTTCGTGCCATCAGAGCAGCGCTCTACGATAGCGATCACCTCTTTACCTTGGTTCTCGTACGCCATCTGAAGGGTGTGCTCATCGACACCCTCTACGATACCGGTGATCTCAGCCTTACCATCCGTTGGAGCCTCACCGGCATTCACTACCGGTACGATCGTGCCCGGTTTGCACTCGAGTACGAGCGTGTGGTTCTCAACTGAATCACCGGACTCGAGCGTCAGATAAGGCACCTGGCTCGCGAGTTTGGCACCGGTCTTAGCTGCCCAGAGAGCAGCCAATCCTGCCCAATCGACGATTGCAGCCTCTACCAAAGTGATGATGAAGCTGAACTTGGTGGATTTCGACTTAGCGTCAACGTCCTTACGTTTGATGTTCTTAACCATAATCGTATGTGGATTTTAATGTTCAACAAAATCGGGCGGCGGAGGGCAACAACAAGAACGCTGCCGCTCCGCTTAGCCCATTACCTTACGCCTGGCTCACGTAGCGATCCAGCTCGAGCAGTTTACCGGTAGGACGCGTGAAGGTAACCTCTTGACCGTCGATGGTCTCGGTTACATCCTCCAGTTCCGGATAAACCTCGATGTAGTCGCCTGCAGCTACAGCGGTGAAGTCGGATTTGATCTTCGAGAACGCACCCGACTTGTTTACCTTCACGCCAGCGGCCTTAGCATACAGCGTATAAACGCGGTCTGCCAGTACGCCGTTAACGGTGGTAACAGCGGTGTCACCGGTCAGGAAGAACATGGTGTTAGCGCTCAGATCGAGCGTTGCAGCCAATGCTACCTCCGTGGTCGGAGTGTTCACGTAGATGAACTGATGCGCGAAGTCAGACTCCACAAGAGCTGCTTGCGTCGGATACTTCGCACCTGCCTTAACGACATGAGCGCCTTGTTTCCAGCGGCTCTTAACGGCTACGCCTTCGAACTCCGTGGTGAAGTCGAAGTTCAGCATCTCACCCGGCTTATCCTCGAGCAATTCGATATTGCCCGGCTCGGATGCCAGCATCATGTAGTCGTTCAGACCCATGTTCGGTACCCAGATGATCGATGCAGGATCCAGATCCACGAGCTGAGCGTTTGCGCCGGTGAAGTCTGCATCCTTACCGTATTTCTCGCGGTAAGCGCGGATGTACCAGCGTTGGTGACGCTTGTTCAGGTAGATCTTCAGATCATCAAGGCTGCCGTGTTTCTCCACTACCTTGTCGGCAAATGCCTCTACGGTGTCGAGCATCGTATCAGCATCGTATGCACCGATACCCCAGAACGGAAGTACGCGGTAGGTGTGGATAGCGCGGATGATAGCGCGGAGCGCGCCATCTGCAGCAAAGTTAGCCGGGTTGGCCTTTACGTTCTGCTGAGGAACGCGTACGCCAATCACGTCACGGCGGTTCTGCTCCTTGATCAGTTGCTCGCCATAATGAACGAGTACCCACTCAATGAACGTCCACTTGATGATAGCGGAGCCTTCGTTCTTGTTCATCCAACCGATGTACTCTTTCTCGAGTTTCACCAGGTCGGTGAAGTTGAACTTAAACATCAGGTCATCCACTTTGTACTTGTCGGCCTGGAACTCCATGCCGCCCTTGAAGATACGACCTTCACGGTAGCCTTGCGACAGCTCGCCGATGATAGCGTTGATCGCTACCTCGCCATTCTGTACGTTCGAGTGAACCGGGAAGAGCGAACCACGTACGCTCGGGAGCGACTTGAAGAACGCGATGATCGCGTCGGTACGACGTACCAGGTACTCACCGAGTTCTGCGGTCGGCGGTGCCATGTTGATCACGCCTTCACCGGAAGCCAATGCCTCCATGGTGAGGTTTGCGAGCATACCGGCCTCACGCAGCTGTGCGTAACGGTTGGATACGATCTGACTCAACTGCAGGAAGTCGCGACGCGCTGCCTCTACATCAGCGGAGCGGTGGCTGCCGGTAAGAACCGTAGCGCCGGTCAACTGGTTGTAGGGTTTGGAGCGATCGTACAACTCGTGCTCGATACCGAAGAGGTGCGTAGCGGTGTGTGCGCCTCCGAAGAGGTTCACACGCTTCATGGTAGCCACAGCTGCCGGTTTCTTGGGTTCCGGCTGACGCGCCATCTGCGCGGCCTGTTGGCGTGCAGCCTGTGCAGCCTGTGCGGCTTGCTGTGCTGCAGCGGCGGGTTCCTGAGCTACCTGAGCAGGATCCACACCCAGCATATCAGCGATAGCTGCGCGCTCTTCATCGCTCAGTTCGGTCTGATTAGCCTCCGGTTCCGGATCCGGGTCGGGGTCAGCGTCCTCTCCGGCTTCCTTGTCTTCAGCCAGCGTTTTACCGTGGGCTGTCTTGTAAGCCTCTTCGATTTGCTTCCACTCTTCCGCGGAGATGTTACCGGCTGCTACTTTTTCGCGGCTGATGCCCATTGCTTTGAGGATAGCCGCAACGTTTTTTTGCCATTTCTTCATTGCGAAAAAAAGTTAAAGGATTAGTACTATAGTAACTTGTGACGGATTTACTCCATAGCGTTGGCGATATCCTTTCGCTCCGTACTGATGCTGCCGATAGCAGCTACAGCCGTCTCGAAATTGCCGATCTCGTCAACCAGTCCGGCCTTGATTGCGTCTTCAGCATAAAACATCTTACCGGATAATACGCCATCGACAGATTCGTCCACCGGTCGGTGCTCACGTACTATGTTCTGGAAGTTAACAGCCAGCGGGGTCAGTACCTCGTCGATCATGGTCTGTGTCTTTCCGTCGATAGCATCTCGATAGGACTTGTTTTTGTCAGCACTCTCCGGTGGATAAATCTCGATGATCTTGATGCCCTGTTTCTTATAGAATGGGCCATAATCAACGAGCTGTACCATAACGCCGATCGATCCGACGCTGCACATCTTATTGAGCGCGATGATGCGGTCACAGAGTGAGGCGGTGTACATACCGGCGCTGGCACACATGCCATCTACGACGGCTACGACAGGCTTGGTACGTTTCTTCAGCACCTCTTCGATATGGATCAGCGATTGTGTGGTACCACCCGGTGTGTTGAAGACCAGGATAGCACCGTCGATATCCGGACTCTGCATCGCGTACTCCAGGAGCGCGGCGATATCATCCATACCCGGAACGATCCACTCGAGATCTTCCATGCTGAAGTTGAAGTGCGCGTACTTCATCATCATACCGGTGATGCTGATGATGGCGATACGCTCGGCATAGTATCCCGAATTATTGAAGACGTTGCAGATATTGCCGTCGTTCTGGGCGCGTTGTACGGCTTGGATCTCCGGATAACCGGACGCGGGCCGCTGCGCCTCATGGAGGACGGCTTCCATCTCTGCAGTACCTGCCTGTACCATCGCAAGCGGCGATGTACGAAGCTCATTGATGATCTGATTATTCATAATTATACCTCTTGTTTCGTTTTTAATGTCAGGGTGTCGTTGGTATCGGTGCCCTCGAGTTCCATAACGGCCGGATATCGCATGCTGCCGATCATACGCGTGTATCCTTCTATCGTATATACGCGCGCTACCCAGTATTTGAACTTCGATTTACGGAGCGCGGCCGTCACGCTGTTATCCTCAAACGTGAACGTGATATCCTCTTCCTGCAGCTTCCCGCCGTCGGTGTTTTTCTCCGAGCGGTTGAACTGTGCGCGTGCTCGAGCACGGAGCGTGATCACCTTACTGTCATCTGAAGCAAGGAAGTTCGTCTCCGTACAGGCGGCTACGTATTTAGCCGGGCAAAGTACTACGGTACTGCATATCTGTTCACTGGTCCACATCGATATCTTCGAAATTTTGTGCAAAGGTACAACTTTTTTTTGAAATACCAAAAGACACCATTTTTGCGCTCAAAATACTGTCTTTTGATATGTCGAAAATTTGTAGTAACTTTGCACCCGATTATGGATAAATACACGATAGCTGAACGGCAAGCGATCAAGGATCGACTGGCCGATGAATCGCACTTCGAGCGCGATCGGGAATTGTTCTCGCAACTCTTCCCGCATCATCCGATGCTTTCTGAGTTAGCTCGAGCTAACCGAGTAAATAAACCGAGCCTGTGCAGACGAATGATCTATCAGATGCTGCTGAAGGTGGACGAGGCGACCATCCTCGAGAACCGCGCGAGTTCCGCGCGAGTTCCGCGCGAGTCTGCTTCCGGCCACACGATCATCACGGGACCATCTCCCGAGAACGTGCCGGTAGATGCACCTGCAGCACCCGCTGCGCCGGTGAAGAAAAAGAATCTGAAGGCAGAAGAGTTCCCCCGGATCGATTGGACCAATAATGAGTCTGAAGATATCCAGCTGGCGATCCTGCTTTACGATGAACGTGTCAGTACCTGGCAGCAGCTGATCAAACTGCGTCAGGAGATCGACGACTATCCGGAGAAAGCCTTAGCGATCGCGGATCTCGATGATCGGAACCGGATGGCACACCATGAACTGGAGGTATTCCAGGATACCGGTATATTCCCCTGTAAGCATCCGATAGCGGTGAAGTTCATGGCCGATCGCAAGAAGCTTACGGAATGGCGTGCGCTGAAGGCGAAAGATCCGAAAGCATTTATGAGACAGGTAGCGAACCTGCAGCATAATATCACGCGATATCGCTCCCAGCTGAAGAAGGACAAAATGACCAAGGAGAGACGTGAGGCGATCGAGCGTAATCTGGCGAACTCGGAGCGGTTAAATGAACTGATGCAGCAGGTAGTGAAGGAATGAGAATGTCAACGGCCATACAGCGGATGCGGATAGCGCGCCAGGCGCATCAGGAGTTCGGTCTGATGTTCTACGCATCTAAAGCACCTTTCGGTCTGCGTAAGATCGAGCGGTGTACGCTCCGTTCCCGGCCGATCGACGCTGCAGGTGATAAAAAGACAACCGGTCGCAAGTTTGATATGACCGATCGGTTCCTGTACTTTACGGATCTGAGTACCGGAGAGGCGAAACAGTGCCGAAAGCGTCTGATCAAAAAGGTGCGCTTCGGAAACGATTGGTATGAAGTAACACTAGAATAATACATATCCTATGAAAAAAGAAAAGACAGTTAGCACCTCGAGTGCTGAAACGACGTTCATCGGCGACGGTCTCGGCTACACGCGCTCCAAGAAGGGCGATGTAGTTATGTTCACCATTGACGGTCT